GATGGCTTTTGCGATCTCCAGCCGTGTGTGCCACGTGTGTGGCGGGGCTGTGAGAATACGCGATCGTAGTGGCGTCATTCATTGCGATCCATAATCTCCTCATCACAGGACACGATCCGGCAAGCCATGCCGCGAGCGCGCAACATGGATAGCCGGGCCAAGCCCACGCATGACGAGTGAGGAGGTCAGGGTCAGATCGATCGCTGTAGGATAAGCCGTTACCCCGCCGCGATGTTCGAGATCACCGCCATGGACGGCGGGAAATAGTGCTGCAGCACCTCGTCGGCATACACGCCGGTCTCGTAGCGGCGGGCGCGCGGCGGTAGTTAGCCTCTGAGAGAACGATCACGCCTTGGCGGCTGCTTGCTCGACCTCATGCCGGGCGAGATACCATTCGGGCTCGATCAGCGGGTCCTCCAGCGCGTAGCACTCGCGCATGCGATCAAGGCAACGGTCTTCCACACCATTGGCGCGGCTTCTGGCCCCGTCGTGAAAGAGCGCCACGCAGAGATTTCGGCGGCTCATCAGCTTGACACGCGCCGCCGCAATTGCCTCCGGTAATTCCCGTTGGCCGGTGGCGAAAACCAAGAGCTCGTCAAATGCGAGATCGCCGAGATAATAGCGCGCTACTGGAACCGGCCAGTAATCTATTGGCAGTTCTGCCGATTGCCCAAGAACCAATAGAGGCAGGAAATATCCTCCTGCTGGCCCGGCGAGCCCGGAGCGATTTTAATTCCTTTCCAGTATATGTCTAAGCGCTCGAACAATGGGAGTGCTTCTTCGTATCTTCCGAGAGCGCGCAACGCCAAGGCCATTATCGAAATGGTTTTAAAATCGTTTGGATTCGCCGCGAGTGCTTGTTTGCACGCGGCAATCGCTTCGGCATACTGGCCGGATTTCATGAGATCATACACGGTCATCAGCGAAATCCGTAATAGACGTTGCCGGCGGCATCGTAGGTAATGGATTGCACGGGCCCCACACCCCATTCTTGAAGTTGCCGGTTGAAGGCGGATTCACCCGAGGCAGTCAGCGGCTTTATCTCGCCGAATTGATAGCCGACCCTGCCAGAAAGGATCACTCAGAACTGTCACGTCGATGCCACGCTGCCCTGGAAGCACGTCGAACCGAAATTGTACATCAGGATACAAGCTCCGCAGAAGGTCGGCTATTTTTGCGTGAGTGTAATTTCCGAACACGGTGGTTCCGTAGGTTAGGTTGTCGGAAGGTATGAATGAGCCGACCTGTGGCGGACCAGCAGCGGGCGCGTCGACGGCCGCCGCTTCGGATGATCCGCTGCTGGAACGCTCACCAATCCCACCGCCGCCGCCTCCCCCTCCGCCCAATCTATTGATCGGGGTTTCTGAGGAAAATGGCGCCCCCGTCACCGGATCGGTCGGCTCCATCGCAAGCCGGACGTCAGTCGCGCCCTCGCCGGCGTTATCTGACGAGCTAGTAGACGTTCCGTTTCCACCGTCGCTCGTCCACTGGCCCCCATCGGGATTGCCCGCCGGCACGCGTGGTTCATCAGGATTGAAGTTGACTTTGCGCAGCTCGTGGAAGATTTCCCGAACGATGTTTGCAGCTAGTGCACGTGTGTTGAGTGGCGGCGCGATCTCAATTCTTCGCTGGGGCTGACGCTCTTCATGCTGTGCGGCGAGCGTACGGATCGCTTTCGCGATTTCGAGATGCGTTTGCCAGGTTTGCGGCACGGCACAAAGAATGCGCGGCAGCGGGAGCGCCATGCTTGCAGTCCTGATGGGAGCGATACGATGAGCGGATGCGCGCAATCCCCTCCCTTCGCGGGAAAGGGTACGGAGAGGACCTCACCTCAGTACGGCGGGTAAGGGGTACGCATTGCGAGGTGCGACGAAGCAATCCAGTCTGGATTGCTTCGCCGCGCTCGCAATGACCCTCAGGGTTAGCCCGCCGCGATATTCGAGATCACCGCCATGGCTGGCGGGAAGTAGTGCTGCAGCACTTCGTCGGCATAGACGCCGGTTTCATAGCGGCGGGCGCGCGGCGGCCACTCGATCTGGTAGTAGTCCTGTCGCGTGCGGATCTGCATGACATTGCCGACATTCGACAGCGGGTAGGGCAAGGTGCGCGCGGTCATCAGGATCGTCCCGGCCGGCATGTTGGGGTGCACGCGGATGTCGAGCGTCTTCGGCCCGGCCATGGAGAACTTGTTGAGATAAGTGCGCACCATGACGCCGCCGCCGAGCGCGCCTTGATCGACATCAAAGACAAAACGCTGCGCCGCGTTGGCGCCGCCAGCGAGAATTTTTGCCGACAAATTGTTGGCGACTTGCGACGAGACCCACATCGTGTCGGGCGACAGCCGGTAATTGTCCCAGCGGTTCTTCAGCGCCGCGTCGACCTCGACAATGCCGCCTGAGCCGTCGCCGGTGAGCGTCGAGCCGGTGCCGGCGGTGCCGGTCGCCAGATAGGCGATATAGGAATTCGAGCCGGACTTGAATGCCTGGTAGAGCAGGCCATCAAACACGAGCGCATTGGTCGAATTGTCGCTCGTACCCAACGAGGCCGCAGTCTGCGTGCCGGCTGCGTTCGCCGTGATGACAAACGAATTGATAAAGGTGATGCCGCCGAGCACTTCGGAACCGGCGGCGCCCCAGAACCAGGCGTAGCCCACCGCGCCCGTCACCGGCGCAACCGTCGCGGCGATCGAGCCCGTCGTGCCGGACGAGATCGAGGCGGTGGCGTTTGCCGATTTTCCCGACGCGCCGCCGCCAAATGTATCCGAAGAGCCGTCGGCATTACTGCGCACGATCGCGCCCTGGATGCCGGCGGTGACGCTGCCGTTCACGATGGCGTCGAGCGAGAGCGCCACGCAGATCACACTATAAGGACTCGCCGCCGCAGTGAGCGTGCCGCCCGAAGTCGACGGCGCCAGCGACGGCGTGGGAGTCGTGCCGAGCGGCACCGAGGTATTGCCGCCGAGGATAAGCAGCTCCTCGCCAAGCATGCAGGCTTCGAGCCCGATCTTGGCGCCGATCGCCTTGACGTCGTCAAAGCCCATGCCGGCATATTGCGCTTCGAAGTCGACCGAGGTTTCGATGCCGATGCCCTTGTAGGCGGCGCTGTAATCCTGCGTCGTCACCGCCTGCACGCCGCCGCGATTGCCGCCGGAGACGCCGATGCGCAGCCCCGTCGTGTTGACGCCGGTCACCGCGCGCCAATTGGCTTGGATGCCGCCCTTGCCGGACACGCGCGGGATTTCGTTGCGCAACGGCGTGAGCAGCGGATAGACGAATTTCGCGCCGGTCTCGAGATCGTAATAAGTCAGACCCGATGTCGGCGAGGTCGATTCCGAAAACGTGCTCTTGGCGAGCGGATCGCCGGGCAGCGGATTGGCATGCGCCTTCTCGATCTCGCTGAGAAAGCTGCCAGCGCTGCTGAGCGCGACGTTATAATCCTGCACCGTGCGCGGCAAGGTCGACTTCGTCAGTGAGTTGGCAATCATGTGCTGCAGATTGGGCTGATACATTGTGTTGGTCCCGTTTGTGGTTGGTGTTGTGGATTCTCAGCCGTCATTCCGGAGCCGAGCGCAGCGAGGAGTCCGGAATCCATAACCATCAACCGTGATTATGGATTCCGGACTCGCCGCTGCGCGGCGATCGGAATGACGAATAAGTGGAAGCCATCTTACTCCTGGCGCCCGCGGAAGCCCGGGATCGCGCGCAACGGGCGCGACTGCGCCTTGCGGATGGCGGCTTCGGCCAGCGCCTCGAGCGCACCCGGCTGATCGAGCAGCGCAGCGGGCTGGGGGAAGATCGTATCCTCGCTCTTTTCGGCGACCCGCACCGAGGTTGCGCCGAGCGGCAGCGGCTGCTCTTCGATCTTCTTCATCCGCGCGGCCATTTCGTCGATGCGCGCGGTGATGCCGCGCAGCGCCTTGGACAACGTGCGCTCGGCGGTGCGTTCAAAGATCTTGGCGAGCTTTTCCGTGCTCTCGGTTTCGTCGCCGTCGTCAGCATCAGCCGCGCCCTCGCCCGCTTGCGGTGAAAATTTCGGTTTCGCGTGCACATTGGCGCCGGTAAGGCCGGCGGCCGGACAGCAATCCGGATCGAGCCCGACCAGAACATCGTGCGCCTGTTTGATGCGCTCCTTGTCGGCCTTGGAATGTCGCGCGCCGATCTTGGCGAAAGTTTTCGCCACTGAACTCTCGTCGATCGATGCCGCCGACTTGAATTTGCGCAGCTCGGTCGAGCCGTCGGCCTTGATCACCGCGAAAGTCGCTTCCGGCAGGCAGGGATGATCGACCAGCGAAACCTCCAAGGGCTCGGCCGTGTAGCGCGTCAGCGTCGGCGCATTCGGATCCGGCCAGCGCTTGAGATAACGCCCGCCCTGCGAGAAGCCGGTATAGACGCCCTCCTCGACCTTCTGCCATTCGGCGTCGTCGACCACCTTGCCGCAGATTTCGATGCGCTTCGCGGCGTCGTTGAACGCGATCTCGACGAGTTTGCCGGCGGCGACGTTGCCGTGCATGGCGCGCAGGTTGCCGAAGCTCTTGCCGCCGCTGGCGCTAGCGAAATTCTGCGACCATTTCTGATAAAGCGGCTTGGTCGAGGCGTAGTCGCAGACTTCGCCGGACACATCCGGTGCCTCGGCGGTGACGACGCCGTAAACCAGGCGCTGCGCCGCATCGATCTTGGTGATCGGTACGAAGATTTCCATGTCATCCATCGCGTACTCCTTTTTCCGATGTTGCGGCACATGTCTTTGGGACGGCCAGGGCGCGCGGGCGCATTGGCAGCAAGCCAATTAGATCGGGGTGAAAGATTCGCTCACGTTCTCGTCCAGCCAAGTCAGCTCCAAACCGGGCGAGGCAAAGAGTTTGGAAATGATCTCGTCGATTAGATCATTCCGCGCGGTGTCTAGAGGGCCACTTGGCAATCAAGCGCGACGGGATAACGGGAACGATTAAGCGGCTGAAACGTTGATGCCGGCGCCGCGCCGGCGCAGGCAAAGGATAGTTCGGTGAAATAGTGTGACGCACTCGGCGCGATCGGTCTGCGCAGAAGCCGTGCTGCGTCCCTTCAGGGATTGAAGCCAAAATAGAGAGCGAAATCCAAAGACGCCGGAGCGGGCCTTCTATCAGGCGGCCCTTCCTTTTTGCAGCTCGTAGGCGCCAACGAGTGTTTCAATTGGCAAATGCCAAGCGATGCTGATGTCGCGGATCATATCGAGAGTCAGCCGCCGCTTGCGGTTTAGGATTTCACTCGCGCGCGAGCGGCTGCCGACGATCTCGGCGAGTTGGGTTTGGGTTCTTCCCATGCTTTCGATGGCGAAGTGGAGAACGTCGACAGGATCAGCGTCGGGCATTTTTACATTCCGATCCTCATAGTCCTTGATGACGGCGGCGAGCGCATTGAAGCGTGCAGCCTTCGGAGAACCGGATGCCGGAATAGAATCGAAATACGCTTCGATTTCCTTCAGAGACCACGCATAGTCTGCGTCATTGCAGATCGGCCGAATGTCCATCATCACACCGTCTCCGGGTTTATCCGGTCGTACTCATCGTGGGTTCCGACGAACTTGATCATCACGCGATAGAAGGGGTCGTAAACGACCCGCGCTACAATTCGATATTTATTCCCTCCAATATCGAAGATGATCCGCTTGTCTCCCACGAAATCGGCCGTTCCAAAGGTCGCTCTGACATCTGCCGGCCCGGTCCAATTCGCCGCCGAAACGATCTTGTACCAACTGCGGAGCGGCCCCTTTGCCTGGGGATATCGTTCCCAAAACTCGCGTAGCGGCCCCAGCGACAAGACCTGCATGAATCCTACATTGTTCCCAACGTGGGAGCAAGAGAAATGTTCCCGTCATGGGAGCGACGATTGTTCCCAAAATAGGAATACAGTGAACGGATAATGAACATCAACCCGATCCCCGGTGCCCGCACATAATAATGACTTCGCCGGAGCAGCCGCTACTTATGCTTGTTGGCGCTACTCAGGACTTATCGACGCAGGGGGCTTTTCCTCGCTCTCCAGTTTTGCAGCACGCCGATCAGCGCGTCGGGGATCGAGCCTTCGGTGAAATAATCGAGCTGCCAGAGCTGCCGGTGCAGCGCGATGTTGACCGTCATCAGCACCTGCCGCACCGGCGAATAGCCATAAACCAGGCGCTGCGCCGCATCGATCTTGATAATGGGAACGAAGATTTTCATTCTTCCATCGGGGACTCCTTGTTGCGGTGCTGCGGTGCTGCAGTGCATCTGTAGGGCGGGTTAGGCGAAGTCGTAACTCGCCACGCTGATAAGGCGAAAAGGAGAAGAAATTGACGGATTACGCCTTCGGCTAATCCGCCCCACGGCAAACGATTTACAATCGCCAATCGGCGGCTGGGGCCGCGTCTTGGCGGCCGCACCAAATTCTGGCGGCGAATTCGCGCTCCTCTTTTCCTGACACGTCACCGTAGATCGAGGTGGTGTTGAGCGAGGCGTGGCCGAGCCAGCGCTGCACCAGGTGCGGCGGCACCGAACTTTGAAAGGCGGTGACGCCGAAGGCGTGGCGAAGTCCCTTCGGCATGGCGGCCGGCCTGCTCACCTCAGCCGTGGACATCAGGCGCTTCACGTGCCGCCATGCGGTGGTTCGGCTCCACGGCCAAAGCCGCCCGCCGGCGCGGCGGGGGTCGCGCTGTCGCGTGCGCAATTCGAACGCCCGGTCCAATTGGCGCACTAATTCGGCCGGCAACGGCACTTGGCGCACGATGCCGCGCCGTCGCCGCTTCAGCGTCTCAAGCGCGACGATGCGGCCGTCGAGGTCGATATCATTTGCCGTCAGCGCCAGCGCCTCGGAAATGCGGCTGCCGCTCCAGAACAACATGCCGCAGAACAGCCGAACCGGCGCGGGAGCCGTTTCAGCCGCCTCCAGAAAACGCCGTTGCTCGACCGCATTGAGATATTTCCGGCCGCCCTGCCGGGCGTACAGGCTCATCGTTCCAAATTTTGCTTCGGCCATAAGCTACACTACGGGCTGAAACAGAATGGCCAAAAGTGTTGCAAGCAAATTCATCATGGTTTTGTGCATCTTAGAGAGGGAGCCGAAAAGGACTCGTGAATTTCGCGGTTTCTCTGATTGGGAAAATATCTAGTTAACCCAATGCTCTGAAACACTTTTGGCCATATTGTACCAGCTCTCCCTGCGAGAGGCGACGGATTGCAGTCGTCAACGCGAGGGAGAGACCAATGATAAGGTACATCGTTCTAGCGGTCGTCGCGGTAGCGAGCTTAGCCCTCGTGACGCTCGTCGGTGTGGTGCCGACTTCGACACCCGCTGCTGCAGGTTGGAGAGACAACGCGAACAGCGGATACTGCCCTCCGGGGACAACAACACCGAACGGCAGCACGAGGGCCCGTGATGTGAGCCACTGCACAAAACACGCTATGTCGCGCTGAAATCATGGCGCGCGCCCACCCTGAGGCGGGGGAATGCGCGTGACCGTCGGCGCCTCGGGACCAAAGCAAAAAGATTTAATTCTTATGACCGGCGCCACAGGCGCTCTCGGCACGGTACTCCTCCCGTTACTCTTGCAGCGGCGTCATCGAATCGTATGCCTAGTCCGGGCACAAGATTCGACCGCGGCGCACGCGCGCGTCCATGCAATCGCTGGTCACCATACACGACTCACCGTGGTCCGCGGAGACATCGTCGATCCACGCTGCGGCCTCGGCGAGACCGATCTGAGCCACCTCTTCGGCCGCGTACGGCGCATCGTCCATTGCGCGGCTTCAATCAGCTTCGACGACAAAATCGCCGCCTACCAGGCAAATGTGCACGGCCTTCGCAACGTCCTAAAACTAGCCGATGATCTAGATACGTGGGACTTCATTCATGTATCGACCGCCTACGTTGCCGGCAATGCTCCAATGCTTTCAGAATTGGATTTGCCATCACCGGCCAAGCATCAATCGAGGAATCACTACGAGGAAACGAAACAAATTGGCGAGGCGCTGGTTAGAGAGTGGGCGCTGGCGCGCCTGGGCCGGCGCTTCACGATACTGCGGCCGAGCATTCTGGTCGGTCGAGAGGATGGCACCTCTCCCACATTTGACGCCTACTATGGTTACTTCAAGCCGATCCACCGGATCGCGGAGGCCATCCGCAAACGTGCCAAGGACAAAAAGTCCCTTCCGCAGGGCGTAGCAGTGGACGACGGATGGGTCTTCATCCCCCTCGCCTTACAAGCTTCCGAGACCGCCACCTTAAATCTCGTACCGATCGATTGGGTTGCAACAACCATAGCAAACCTTATCGGCGCTCCCTCACCGAACGAAATTCTTCACCTTGTGAATCCTACCCCGCCACTTGTCCGCTGGGTTATTACGACTTCCCTAGCTCACCTCAAGATACAGGGCGTACAGATTGTCGCCACGAAAGCCGAAAAGGACCAGCTCGTTGCCGCGCAACTTAAAGTCGTTCAAATGCTACAGCGTCAAGTCGATTCGATCCTTGACCAATACACCCCCTACACGAACCATTTAGTGAGTTTTGACTCTGATCGCACGCGCTTAGCTCTCGCGAATATGTATCAAGCACCACCAGAGCTGGACATGGAGTTTATGGGACGCCTCCTGGCGTATGCGTGCCACAATAATTGGCGCAATCCAGCAAGTAGCCCGCATGAGCCAACGAGTCCGACCCCAAAGTGGCCGGCCCGATGACAAGCTCCGCGATATGCGGAAACGACCGCGCGGCGCAGACGTCGCTTCGGATAACGCGCCGCGTTATCCGGCTACGATCAGCCGTAGAGCGCAATAGCGCAGCGTATTGCGCCGCATGACCCTCGCGATCGGCGGAATACGCTTCCGCCTTGCTCAAGGCCAACTGTCCAAGCCCTAATAGTCCGATAATCCCTCAAAGTGGCTCAATCCTCCGACTGAACATCGCCGCAGTGCCGAAGACTTCTCCATCTGCTGTGCCCCAGCAGATGAACCGATTGATGAGCTTTGAGTCCAGCGACTGGCGGGATTCCAACGTCGCCTCGTTCTTGCCGAGGTCGTTGTCTTCCTCGGACAGCCAGACCAGCTCCAGGTCGGGCGAGGAGAACTCCTCGGCGATGATTTCGTCGATGCGTAGCAAAAGCTCGAATGAGTGTCAGCAAGATGATGTGATGATCAATCGCCGCGCCTGCTCAGTCGAATCCGATGATTACTTGGTCTGCCATCGAAGGTTTGTTCACCCAAGCCCGAATGCGCGTTATCGTTTCTGGAACAGTAGCGCTCAAGATCGTTTTATGCTCGACGGTAGATATGACGATCGCGCGGTTTGGAGTTGCCAACTTTCCATCGAATGCTGGCTCATAGCCGGGATCCACTTCGCGGGCCGCACCCAGGGTTACCGCGGTCTCTCCATCGATAAATGGATAACACGCGACAGAGATACACGAATCGGTCGCTAGGATTTGCTCATCGCGCGCCGGACGCGGCGGGTCTCCTCCATCAGGATCGGAGACGAAGAGTAGCGAGTTAGACGGAGCAATCTTTGTTGAGTTCGTCACAGCTACCTCGTTCTATTCAAATAACGCACCCATCCGCCTTGCAGCCAACTACACGAGATACATTGTGGGTAAAGACGCTGGCTTTGTCCAATCGGATTGAGTGCACTCGGCAATTGATGATCAGGGACAAAGTTACCTGACGCCGTGCCGGGGGCCTTCGTTCCGCAAGTATGACATCCTGCCCGGGCGCCAATCTGATTGATCACGTCGCGTTCGTCATCGGTGAAATCGCGCTCAGGTCCTCGTGCCGGTATGGACTCCCCTGCGAAAGGGCCGGGTCCAATACCAAACGACGCAAGCTCGGAAAGCCTATTCTGCGCTTCTTGCGTCTGAGCTTCGAGGTCGGCGATTTGCCCCTCAACCGTTTCATAAATGCCTGGAGTAGGCTTCCAGTTTGGGTTCAGGGCCTGAACTCTAGAGATTGCATCCCGCCAAAACCCCTCAGCTACCGCTAGTCTTGCTTGTTGCGCAGGCGTTGCTTCAAGCGGTTGTCCCCTGACGCGGTTTTCACCTTCGCCCTCAATGCCGCCCGCGTACTGGGCGCCCGGTATCCAGGCGTTGTCAGGCGTTGCGTCTGAGATGACACGCGAGTCATTCGACGAACCGCTCCCACCCTCGCTCGTCCACTGACCGCCGTCGGGATTTTTCGCCGGCGCGCGCGGCTGGTTGGGGCAGTATTTTTGGACAATCGATGCACCGCTCGCATTCGCGCCCGCGCTTCCGTCCGCCGCCTCTCCGCCGGCATTGGCCTCGATCGGGACGTAGCCGGTCGGGGTGAGCACCATCGGGCGGTCGGCGGCGGCATTCGCGTAGGGATCGAGGCCGAGGCTGTCGCGCAGCTCGTTGAGCGTGACAGCGCCGAGTTTTACGCGGGATTCAAGCGCCGCCTCGTTCTTGCCGAGGTCGTTGTCTTCCTCGGACAGCCAGACCAGCTCCAGGTCGGGCGAGGAGAACTCCTCGGCGATGATTTCGTCGATGAGGTCCTTCACCCACTCCTTAGTCGGCTCAAGCCCCTCCTCCTCGCTCTGCGCCGACTGGTTGTCGGCGGTCGCGCGATTCATGAGCTTGACAGCCCATTGCGGCGGTACCGAAAAGGCAAAGCAGATGATGCGCGCGAGCCATTCGTCGAAATCGTCCTTGTGCTGCGGCTCCTTGGTCTGCACCACCTTGGCGGCGGTCTCGCCGGGCACGAATTTGGCGCGGCGGCGCCTGGCGAGGTCGCCTGTGAACTCGGTGTCCCAGTAATCCTGGAACTGCTTGATCTGATCCGGCGTCCAGCCCTGCGGCACCCCGATCAGCGCGTCGGGGATCGAACCCTCGGTGAAGTAATCGAGCTGCCAGAGCTGGCGGCGCAGCGCGATATTGACCGTCATCAGCACCTGCTGCACCGGCGAATAGCCGTAGACCCGGTGCGCCCGTACATTGCGCGGCCGATAGATAATGTCTCGCGCCGAGTAGTTGACCGCGGGCAAGCCTTTGAGCACTTGCTGATAGGCCGGCGGGAATACCACCGCGCCGCTATCGTCCCGATACGGCTGCGGGGTGCGGCCCCAATCGTCGATGACGCGCTTGATGGTCGAGCCGTCAAGCTGTTGCAGCGCGCAAAGCTGACCCGCGCGGGTGCGCTGGCAATACAGCGTCGCCGCGTCGATGACGAACATGTCCTCGAGCAGCGAGCGGAGCCAGGTCTTCCAGCGCGTCACGCCGTCGGGCTTCTGAAAGAAGCCCTCGAGCGCGGCCATGCGTCCGCTCATGTCGGCATCGACCGCCGCGCTCTTCCTTTTGAACTTCGGATCGCGCGGCCGGATGCGCCAGCGCTGGCGCTCCATCTGATCCTTGCGCGTCTCGATGACGAGGCGCAGGAGATCGTAGGCGTCGGCAAAGCCGCGCAGCTCGGCAAAGCCGACCGGCTCATAGGCGTGCGGCCGGGTGACGAGGTTATAGCCGGGCGGAAAATCGAAACGCCGTCCGGCGATGTCGGGCGGCGCAATGGGGCTAAGCGGATTGAGCGGACCGAACCAATCGGCACCGGTGCCGCGCGCGATGCCGCTACTCGAAATGCCTTGGGCCGGCGCGTTTTGGCTCGCGCCATACGAAACCTGGATCTGATACGGCGACAGCGGCCAGCTCGGCTGGCCCGCACCGCGAGTTGGCTCGCTCATTCTGATCCTATCGATTTGAGAGAGGCAGCCGGCTTCGGGGCACGAAATTCGTGGGTCGGGACGCTGCCGCCGAAAAATGACGGAGGTCCCGACCCGGCGACCCGCGTCACCTTCCCGCTAACCCGCTGTCCGGAAGCGATGCGTTCCGCCGGAGCTGAAGACGGAATGCATGGGGGCGCTGACAGCGGAGACGAAAAGACGAGGCAAGGGTCAGGCCCGCGCAACGCGAGCCGCGGCATGCCGGTGCGAATGGTGCTCCGCGCCGGCATGTTTGAAATCAGTTTAGGAGCAGAGTTGGGTAGCGGAAAGAATCAAAGATATTTGGCGTCGTCCCCGATGAGAAGATCTCTAAGATTCTGCGTGACAGGGAAGCCGTAGCCTTGTTGCGGTTCGGTCCACATCAATGCACCTGACTTGTGATAGTCACTCGTGTAAATTTCCGCTCCAATCATCTTAAGGGCGAAAAGCAACGCCTGGATCGAATCGAAGCCAGAGGCGCTCCCTCTGCGGATTCCTTCGGGCCACTCAATTTCATAGTTACACGTCCAGCTGCCTTGACTTGGCTGTGGTGCAAGAATTCGTACGGCGATATCGGTGTCGTTACCATTCTTTCGCAATTTCAGTGATCGATTTGCTATGATCATGGACATCTCAGAAATTCAGTGGTGGTATTTGCCGACCCGAGAGACATGCAGCATAACGTTCCATTACTTGTGACCAACACAATGGCGTCCGAACTAATCGACAAATGAATTCGTCTTTCGCCCGCTGTGCGTCGCACTCAGCTTCAGATTGCCTGCTCCGAGCCGCTAAAACAATACTGCTATTGGCATTCTTGGAGTCACTCCTCCCCTTCGCTCGTCCACTGACCGCCAGCGGAGTTCCCGGCCGGCACCCGAGGCTGATTAGAATCGAATTTCTGCACGGCGTCTTGCGTAGCCAGCATGCGGATCGCCTTCATGATTTCGAGCCGAACCGCCAATGTCTGGGGTACGGCGGTCAGGATGTGCGGCCTGTAGGGAGTCATTCGTTCCCATCCTTTACGATGCACTCAAGGCCACTGTTGATCAGCCCGGGCGCGTCTTGGGTTTTCACTGCGATTAAGCCCTGGTCATCGACAACGTAAAAGGCACCCGATATACCGTGCGCTCCGGAAATACCTTCCGGCGCTTTCAGCCACATGACGGATTCGGCATCGGGCGCGAGGACTGTTTCATGCGCGCCCCGGGGCGATTCCTCCCGAGCCGGCTCGGCGATGTGATCGCGTTCGCGCTCGCGATCTTGCGCCAACCGCCGGTAATATTCCAAAAGCGGCGCGGTCTCCTTGAGCATCAGCTCGCTGATGGCAAAGACCAGCGCATCGGCATGATCGGGGCTGCCTTCGCCGCGATAGCCGGACGTGGTGAAGGCGCACAGCTGATCTTCCAGCACGGCGAAGCGGCCGACGTGATGCACCTTGCCCTGCTCGTAGAGCGCCGAGACCGGCTCGGCGCGCAAAACCTTGCCGCGCGAGGCGGACACCATCTGCACATGCACATTGGGATTGGCGGTGTGGATAACGTGCCGCACCATATCGCCGCCGAAATTTTCCTCCGCGACAATCTGATCGGTGAGAAAATCGCGGCAGGCCTGGACGACGACGCCGCCCCACACCGCCGGCGCGTCGCGCAGCGATCGATCGGCGAGCACGTAAGCATGCTTGTCGTCGCCTAAGGCCGCGACGACGATGCCGATCTCGTCGCGCGCGTCGTCCTCGCCCCGTGAGCCGGATGGATCGACCGCCACCACCACGCGGCTGCGGCGCTCGATCGGCAATTCCGCAACCCGCGCGCGCGCGATGGCTTCGTAAGAAAACAGTGCGCCGTCGAGATTGTCGACATAGGCACCTTCGTAGAAACGCTTGCGCGCCCGTTCTGGCAGCCGCTCCAGGCTTTTGAGATAAGTCTCGGTGAGATTCGGATTGTCGCGCGGATTGAGAAACATCCAC